CTGTCAAGTATCACTTCCCGCAGGTTATACTTGCGCATCGCAACCCAAGGCGCAGTGTCCGCAACGATCAAATCATCCGCTATGCGTTTGATTTCAATCTCCTGCCGCCCTTGACAAAACGCCGCCACAATCACGTTATCAAAGAACCGATTGTTGAAGCCAACCAACGTCGCACCGGGCTGCTGAACGAACTTCAGTAACCGCGCCGGTGCGTCCGGTTGGTGACGCCATACGTCAAACCACTCGCCGGTTTCTACGTTTTTCGCGCAGAACAGCGTGCGGTTAGGTAGCGTCTCGGTGTCAAAGACCCAAGTGCTCATTAGTCTTGATTCACGTAGCCGCGACCGGGCTCGCTACCGTCATTAGCGGCGGCACGAGCCTGCTCGATCTCGATGAGCTTCTCAAGATAGTGAACGGCCTTCTGTAAATCTTGAACAGGATTACCCTTCAAGTAACACCGCTCGATGTACTTGGTGGCCGCTGCCTGCCAGTAATTCAGACCGAGACGGTGAACACGATCCCAGTGCTCCTCGCCGCCGCGCTTGTAGTGAGTACCGCCCACCTGCTTGTCGTTGGCGCTCATTCGTATACCCATTCAAGATCGTAAATAGCATTGAACACTTCACGCTCACGGCCTACGGGCTCCATGGCCTCGGCATACTCCGAGTAGCGTCGGAATATCCGCTGCATCATTTTGTTACCCAATGAGACTTCCCGCAGGCAGTACATTGCGCCTTGAGCGATGTCTGCCAGTTTGAGCGTGCGGAGGTCTTCTGCCGAGAGCTCGGGAAATTCAATACCCGCCTCAAGCATCAGCCGATGTTCAAGCTCGTTAACTTGCTCGCCGATACCGTACTCGCGCTTGGCAGGGGACGGGATGTCACCGGTCTGGTGCTCGGCAAGGTCGTGCATGAGCGCGGCCCGGAGCAACGAGCCAGAAGCACGCGGGTTGATAAGCAGCACCATCATAGCCACACCGTGAGAGTGATGACCGACGGTCTCCCGCACGAGCGTCGTCACGGTATGATACCGCGTGACCTCGCTCCCGGACACTATGAATTCAAGGGTTTTACGCATTTCAGATCTCCAGTTAGCAGTTATGCTACAAATTAAAACTCACTTCGCTCAAGAAGGCAAGCGGGTTTTGGCTTCTTCACGACGGTTGATCCAATCAAACGTCGCTACACGCCAATCAGACGCTAGTATTTTGTTGATATATTGACGACCGTCGCTGAGTTTATTGCGGCGGTCATAGCTCACCATCGCCATCGGGTGAGCGATCAACGGGAAAAACTCATTGCGGTAAACATTGCGTAGGCTGAACGGGTCAGCGCAAAACTGCTCACATTCAGCGAGGAAAGCGCGGTAGTCACCGCTAAACAACGGAACGGCGCGCACATTACCATTTGAGTAATGATCATAATTAGTCATGTTAGGCGGGGTGTCAATATACTCGGTAGCGTTATACAGCTCGGTGTACAGGTGAAAGTTATTACTCACTTGCCGGTAAACACCCATCTTAAACCCGGTCGCGATAGCCACGAACTCTTGCAGTATGCTAAAGTGCACCGCGTTAGCACCGTACGCACCCCACCAAATATCGTTGCTGCGGTTGAACACGGTCATATTGAGCCGATTACCGCGGGTATCAAATATCACTTGAGTGTTGCAGGCCTTATCTTTTGTAGGCTTGAGCAAATCAAAGTGATCCCATATTTGAATGACCGCTTGACGTGAGTTAGGGTCTGTGCGCAGCATTTCAATCACTTCAAGCAACTGGTCGTGGCCAAAATGATGCCGCCAACGGTAGCCGTAAGCCGCGTTGAAAATACGCTGGTCATCGCTAAACTGACCGATCTTGCTGTTGAACTGCTGCAGGAACTCGACGTCTTGCCGCCCCGCCAGCATCCAGATTGATTCCATCAAGTGAAATATCGGGTTAGCGTCGCGTCCCTGATGAAACAATACCCGCTCAATCGGGTTAGTATACGTCGTCATCACCGGCTCGGGGAATACGTACGCGGGGCCGTTGCGGGTCGCCTCAGGCGCTATCGCGTTCGTGCCGCGGTACGCATTGAGCAGCCAAAAGACCTCGCTGAATGCGTGATTGACGTTACGTGCTTTGATTTCCATATTTAGAATTCTCTCTCGGGTTGATACGTAGTCTTGGGTAAACCTTCACCCAACACAGTGCGGCAATACTTACTAAACTCACACATGCAGTTCTGTACGTCGTGCAGCGTGAGGTCGTCAATGCACAGCTCGCTATTGATGAGCCCGCGCAGCTTCTTGAGCTCGGCATTGAACTGCTCTTGCTTCCATGTAGCGAACGCAGGGCGGTGTAACAAGTAGTTTAATCCGCGTGAACTGCCGGGGCCGATAGGCGCATAACTATTGATGTCCTCGGCGTCTTCAAGATGACCCGGCGCGTAGGTTAAGTCGGCGGCCACTTGCCCGGCCATAAACGTACTGATGCCGAAAGCCTTGGTCATCGCCGTGACAAACCGCTCGATAGATTTGTCATACTCTGTGTTAAGCGTAAACCGGATGCTCTTAGCGTTTTCAATAACTGAGCCTATGATGTGCTTGGCGATAGCCTGCGACTTGTTACCGCCGGGATCCATTTTAGTCGGGTACACCATGTACGCGCCGGAGTACACTTTACTGCTGTTACCCTTGAATTCTTCAATCGTTTTGACGAACAGTTTGGCGTCAAACGTCTCCGGAGAGCACGGGATGACGTCTTCGTAAATCAACTGCCCGAGTGTCGGTGGCCAGTTGATCAGCCGCGCAATGAGCAGCGAGAACCACAAGTCAGGGTCGCGCAGGTTCAGGTTGATGATCTCACGGATGATCCATTGCGACACGCGGTCATCGCGGCGACGGATGTTGGTGAACTTGTACTTTTGCAGTATCGGGTCTTGCGTCCACGGGCCGGGGTGCCCGTTGCTGCGAGCGACACGAATGACTTCGCGCTCCCAAACAAAGTACAGGAACCCTTCGGGCGTACATACCCGATCTTTTGTAGGCATCGGGAACGGGCATTCATCTATCATTTTCGTACTCCCTGATAATTTCTAGCAACTGTGGGTGCGGGTTGGTGTGATCAATATCGCGCACGTCGTACGTGCCTTCGTTAATTAAATTACGACGACAGTTGACGACGCTTTCAAACTTCTGAATCAGGTTTTTGGGGTCAAATGGTTTTTCGTTACCTTTGGCTGCGCGGCGACCTTCTACCCGCGTGATGCAGAGGTCTTGCGGAGTGTCAAGGAACGCATACACGTCACACCCCGTTGGGTGAATGGCTTGCGTCACCGCACCGGCGAGACCGCTAGCCGACACGAGTGCGCCCTCGTAAAGCACATGTCCGAGCGGGTGCGCTTTGAGTATACGGGCAGCGATCTCCTGCTGCTTATCAATCGCGTCGGTACCGCCGCAGATGTTATCGTACTTACCGACAATGTAGAGCGGTATGTTAACACCCGCACTGCTCGCGTCAGTTTTGTACCCCATGATTTTGTTAGCCGAGTTGCGTAGCTCGGTCGTCGGGTAACGGGTCATGAACTCCCGCATCGCGGTGGTCTTGCCGGAACCAAACGTGCCAGCAATGCGCAGTATTATGTGCTTCATAGGAAGTGCTCTCCACGGTACGGATAGCCGGTATCAGCGAACTGCTTCGCCTTCTGCTTGAGTGTTAGCCGTTCGGGTTCACATTCACACCGAAGCCACTCGGGGAGCAACCCGGCGCGGATGTCTTTGAACACCGCGGTAACGTCTTGCTGGCCGCGCTCATCAGCCCATTCAATACGCTCTTGCGCCATGTCTGCGTAGACGCCGGGGTAGCGACGACCGAAAAAGTGATTCTTGAAAGTGCACAGGTTAGACTCGAGCGTAAACTTACCCACATGCGGTACGTTGGGGTGAGTTATACGGAAGTTAGCAAGGTAGGCTACTGACTGAGAGTCCAACCAGTCGCACATCTTTTTGAAGTCCGGGTAGTTGCCGTCAAACCCGTTCGGCATACGCTTGTCCCACACGTATTGATCTTGACCGAGCAGGAACATCATACCGTTGCGGTGAGACTTGCTGCCCGACTTGTCGTCAAAATGCAGGTTATCGCAGTCTGCGCCGAACCCGTTTAAGTAGATATACTCTAGGTAACTGAACGCGGACAGTCGGCCGAACGAGTGAAACCCGTGACGTACCGATTCCCACAGGAATGAGAACGGATGACCCTGAAAGAGCGCCTTTTGAGAGCCGAGCGTAGCGACGATCGGCGCGTAGAGTTTGATCGCGTCGACGGTGTCTTTCTTTTGATACCGGCGATCAGTGTCAAACTGCAGTGTCTCCCAGTTATCGTTGAACCACCGCTCAAACCGAGTGAGCGGCGCGTGGGCGGGGGGCACCTCGGGTAGTTGTTGAAACAGACGTAGCGACGTGATCGGGTTCTGCGTGAGACCGTTCAGGAACGCGAACCAAAGCCGCTGTTCATCGTCCCAGTTATAACGCTCGGCGAGCGCGGGCATGTACAAGTAAACCAGCCCCGGCATAATACCGCGGGTCAGGTTGAGCTCGTACAACCGCGTGAAGTAGTCGCGTCGGTGTTGGGGCTGTCGGTAGTCGATCATGACTGCGTCTCTTTTGAGAACGGAGAGTACTTGTTCCATATTTGATCAAGCACCCTAACATCAAACTCTTCTTTCAGTTCGTTACGGAGTTTACGCAGAGCGTCAAACTCGTCTGAACCTTTACGCCATGCGCGGTGATCGTCTGAATAGTCGTAGTACCAATCGTGTGCTTTAAGCAGCTTTTCATACTGTAGCAGTTTGTCGCTCATGACAACCTCCGGGTGAAAAACGGTTCAATCACTTTAGTGCTCGGAGCCGAGCCTACGATCCAAAAGCCTACGGTATCGTTGCGCGGCAGCGCGTTCGGGTTCTGCCGGAGCCACCGCCACATTTTGGCCTCGTAGGTCGGGTGAAACGTAATGCCTTCAAAGTTCTCGCCGGTGAACTTGTCGCTGTACTTGGCGAACTTGGTCGTGTGTAGGCTGTGGTGTTCCCACTTGAACGGTAGCCAATTAGTATCAACACCCATCAAGCCCATACGCTCCTCGACCCAATCGCGCTTTTCGGGGCCGATACCGATAGTGAACAACCGCTTGACATTTTTAGGGTCGCGGCTCAGACCGAGCAGTATGCTACACAGCGAGTTGCACGAACCCGCCGGGGCGATAAGCGTCTCAACCTGCTCGGGCATATTACTCACTTGGTTTGCGCCGACCTCGTGGAACTTGCGCACATCGTCAGCCGGGTAGCGGTCATGTGGGAGCGTGATACCATATTCAACTACGAGCGAGTTAGGCTTGGTCAGGTTGACGACTTTATTTTGAATAATCGGGTTATACGGGCCGCTGGCGTATTCAAACACCGCACCGAACCCCGCGGCGATGCGCGGATTCTCATGTTTGAGCACGGTTTCCGGCTTGCTATAAACCACCTGCCGGGCTTGTAACCCGTAGTGCTGCCCGACGATCGCACTCATGCTGAGCTGTGGCGACTGAATGCTCGCACCGGTGACAATATGGTTCTTACCGGGCCGGTAACGGTTGATATACCAAATGAGTTGGCGCATCTTGCTACCGTTGGGGCCGCCATAACCGAGCGGGGCAAAGTAGTCATCGCGCTTGAAGTGAATACCGCCGCGGTTTTCCCACGGGG